GTAGGCGTACCAAAAGGTAAAGATTGGACTAAATTTTAAAGTTATATGAATAATACTATTAAGGGTATAGCAGTAGGACTTGGAACTATTTTTGTTGCTTCTAATTTTTATACAATTAGCTTATTAAGCAAGAAATCTAATTTACCTATGTTTGATTTGCCTGTTAGTAAATATTCTACTTATGAGATTGAAGCTGATATGCAAGGTTATAGAATCAGACACCGTATGCACGATCCAAGGATTATTGCATCTATGGAAACAAGTAAAAAACCAGCAGGGTTTTTAGGTGCTAGTAAGGCTTTATCTACAAAAGAAACTCAAAAAGTAGCTGGAGAAAAAGATGTAGCAGTTATAAATGGTGGTGAACTTACAGCAAAGCAAATAGCCTGTATAAAAGAAAGAGCTAAAGGAGAATCTACAGGACAACTTATTGGAACGTCAGTAGCAACAGGAACAGGACTTGCAACATCATTATCTAATGTTCCTATTGTTGGTTGGTTCTTGTCTGGTTTTGCTACAAATACAGCAAGAAGAGAAGGTGGTAAATTAGGAGGAAATATGGCTTCTGACTTTAATGACTGTTAATGCCTACGATTAAAGTTCCTGAGATAAAGATACCAACTGTAGATATTCCTTCTATACCTTTTGTTAGTGATAATGTTCTTACAGGTTTACAACCTGCCTGTGATCTTGTTAATAGAGATTTAAAGATAACTCAGAATCCAACTATTGTATTTTATAACCGCAAGCAATATGCAACCTGTCCACAGGGGCCGATAACAACTACAACTCCTGTAGAGGAAGATAAAACAAACGCACCAAAAGCAGAAAGGCAAAAGTTTAGATCTATTGCTTATGATCCCAATGACACTATAGAAACCGAAGGTTCTTCTAGATATACAGAAGGCATCCCACTTAAAGGTGTGTTTATGTCACAGGGAGAAGAAAAGAAAGAAGAACAAGAACTATCACCATGTCCACCTAAAAGTCCACCATACAGACCTGGCGATTGGCGAAACGAGCTTAGATTAGAAAGGCTGGTAAAATATGAGCGTGGGCTGTTGGAGGGTTCTTGTGACGCAATCTGGGAAAAAGTACCGTTTGTTGACCAATACATACCAACGGCTAGCGTGGTTGTCTCTACTGCTTTTATCGCTAGTGTGGCTGCGACTACACCGGCTATTCTCCAGCTTGTAAAACCCCTAGTAAAAAATATTATAAAGAAGCTTACAAAGAAGAAAAAAGATGTAAAATAAAAAAACCCTATTCGACAAGGCAATGGATGGGGCGTCTAGGTAGGCAAGTTTAACCGTGCTTGCCTACTGCAAATTTTGTGTATAATAAATATTAGTAAAAGGATTTGACTCCTTGAGAGGTTCTAGACACTCTCTTAATGCTCAAAGCAAACACTCAATAGGCAAGGTCGTTCTTATTTAAAATATCACCTTTTACTACTTCAATTTATGAGCATGAGGTAATACTTGATCTGGAATCGTGGTTAATACAACATTACGGCAAGATATAGCGTCATCTCCGACAAACTTAATACCTTGGCGCAACATAGTCGCACATACTTTTAAGCGATTAAGATTTACCTCAAGACGCTTGGCCTCCAACATAAACTCCTGTGTTTTTCTATGAGCCTGTGCAGCCTTCAAACATTCTTGATTAAAACTTTTACCTAAAGGAATTTGAAAGCTTAAAGTCGCTCCATAAGATAAGTTATGGTTTGTTTGATCTATTCTTTCCTGTTCTGCGACATATAAAATACTCCCAGGGTTAAGCAACTGACCTGTATCACTATCCGTTGTAGTGTCATATATATTGGTTCGTGATTTATTAATTCTGGGAGTATCAAACCCTTCTCCTTTAGTAATAAAAGGAGTGAAAGCCAATGTTGGTAACTGACATTGTATTCCATTTGAAAATCTATGAGTTGGAAAGTTTCCTTGAATCGTTTGAAATCCTTGGTTGACCACTGTGCCTTGACTTGAACTGCTCGGAGAACTTATGGTCGTACTAGCATATGTAGGACTTGAAAATAATAAAGCTACTGAAATAGCGTGACAGAATCTTGCACAGTTTCTATTGTTTGATTTCTGGTTATTATTGATACTGCGTCTAAACCTGGTGCCAAGAAGTTTTCCATTATTGAGAAGTCTGAAGAATTTGGAACCATCTCCCATTGAGGTTTGGTTGGTAGATCTGGTGTTACCCATTGAAAACTAACTTTACCTGTACTTTGACTTGTTGTATATGTGGCATCAGGTGATATGACAGAACCATCTTTAACTTGGATATTTGTACCAGAAACACTGTAGCTATAGCCTGTCCTATAGTTTTCAGTGACGATAGTTTCGTTAATTGTACTGATACTTTTACTTGTTGATTGCATTTGGTTGGCAGCAAACCTTGGAGTTGTAGCTTTTGCATCTGAACTATAAAAAGCGATGAACAAAAGCAATAACCATCTCATTAATCCAAGCCAAGAGTAATACTGGTTTGTAGCGTAGCTGTTGTACCAGCACCCATATCAGCTAGGTTAACAGTGAACGCACCACCACTATCCATTGTGATTGCTACAGAACCTGGATCGCCTCCAGATACCACGGTGTACTTTCCTAAAAGTGGAAGTGCTGCAACTCCGTTAGATACAGTGGATGCTGTAGTACTTGTACTATCACCTTGTAAAAATGTCTCGCTCGCAGAAAAGGCATCGCCTGTGTTTACAACATTGAAGCTAGTATCGTAATCAACAGTAGGAACACCGTTAGTAATACCAGCATCTGCTAAATCAAGAGAACCAATCTGACCAGCTACTGTGTTAGCTTTTGGTGTTACGTTTGTACCAGCAACACTTATAGATGATGCAATTCGCTCCGATGTAGCGGAAGCACCTAATGTAGATACGCTGGCTACAGATTGGATAGTATGTGTGATGTCTGCAAAACTAGCTGTTGGAAATGCTAGTAAAAGCAAGGGTAAAAACTTTTTCATTTCTTGGATGAATTAGGGTCAACTTTGATAACGTCAGGTTTTGTTGTGACGATCTCAAGAGGCTGTCTTATTATTATAGTTTGAACGCTACCATTGGAGTTACCGATTGTACCGTTTTCACCATCTTTTTTCTTTTTCTTAGATCCTTGTGCTGCATTAACACTTATTCCGAGTCCACCAAGAATGTTTCCGAGCAAACCAGCAGCAAACGTGCTATCGACACGAGGTTGGTCTGGTATATCTAAACCAAATAATCTGTTAGGTAGTTTTATGTATCCAAGAGACAAGACTACCAAGCACCAAGCAAGAATAAAACCTTGAGCAACAGTAGAAATTAAAAACGTAATTTTTTCTTGATAATCAGGCTTGTCATCTTCTGCTGGAATAACCTGTGAAGGAGTATTTTTCTTTTCTTCTGCCATAAGTAGTTTTATTAGTCATACTAGACATAATTAAGGATTTAAGCAAATGACAGAAGTACAGGCAGCTTTATTAGGAGCAGGAGCTACCGCATTTGTTATGGTTTTGTCAAACATGAGTAATCGTAGAGAACGTACCATAATAGATATTTACAAAAGATTAAACCAGTTATCGCAAGCAGTTAGCAGGTTAGAAGGCCAAAACCAATAATGTTTGTTATGTTTAGGAAAGAACACAAAAACTTTTCATGTCTAAATTTTTAATCGGTCTTTTCATAAAGTTCGGAAAGTCGCAAAGTCTTCGTAAGGCGTGTTTATCACTTTTACAAGACCTTAGTGCTAAGTCAGATAATGACGTTGATGATGCCATCGTCAAAATGATTGAAGAAAAATTATTCCCAGTAAAATGAAAATTAACAAATTTCTAAACATTGAGATAGAAGAAGCTCCAACAGAGTTAAAACTATCAGTTGAGATGAGATGTAGAGAAATTATGAAAAGCAATGACTATGACAATATCAAAAGGTATTGTACTCATCTCATAAGACACCAAATGGAACAGGATGTATTTTTGGCCTCAATGCTAGGAAGGTTAGTGGAACTTGAGGCTAATCTTGTTGTAAGTCAGGTAAAAGCAGAAAAGAAAACTAACCCTTTAAAAAAGTTTTTTCGTATTCCTTAACCTCTTCATCTGTAAAATCTCGCACCAATAATTTTTCTAACTTATCCACTTCATAATTAAATTTTAAAATTGCTGTTCTTATATGTTCTGCAACCCAACGCCCTTCTTCATAAACTACTTGGGCTTTACCATTATCTTTTATATAAACATAATGATCTTGGCCTTTTAGTTGTATATCTAAAAAATTTCTTTCTAAATTCTTACGCCTAATCTGTTTAAGCTTTTCTAATTTCCTATCCTTTTTCATTCTGTAATTCCCATATCCTTTTATTTATAGCATCATATTTGACACAATATTCCTTAATCTCCATATTTTCAAACCAATATTGTTTTTGCAGTTCTGCAAGCTGGTCGTAATAATTTTTGATTAGGTCTTTATTTGTTTTGTCCATAATTTTATGAGAAGTTCAAGTTCAGCAACTCTTTTCTTGGCTGCTGCGATTTTTTCGGCTGTTGTCATAAATAGAAAAGGGGTCTTACATGACTCTCCCAAGCAATGCCCCATATAAAGTTAAGCCCTCGGTGCTATAGTGCCTCGGCCATCAACCCATTCTTCTTCTGAATTAGGATCAACTGACCACTGGCTGCCAAATATGGTAAAACCAGGGATCTCCTCATAATCAGTTCTAGAGCTATATTTTCTGATGGAAGATCCTCCAGGAGTTTCGGCAGCAGTTGCTTGGTCTGTTAACCACTTAGCTGCTTTCTTTGCCTCTTCTGGGGTGAAGTCAATTAATAGATAACGGTCACAATCGTTGCCGCTTTTTTTCTTTCTGTTTGCAATAAATTTGAAACGTGCTGTAAATGCTGAGTCCATTTTAATAAGTTAGTTAGGGTTGTTTGTGTTTTGCCATTCTTCAATATCGCTACGGTGGTAACGTATATTTCTTGAATGGGTATTGGGTTGACGGATCACAG